TCTTCTATAAGTAGATACCTGACTTTGTGCTTATAATTCTTTGTAATTCCATGGCATCGTCTTGTTTCGCCGTTGTCAATTCCGATATGTATTACTGCTTCGTTTGACTTTATATCCTGTTCTTTAAGCCAATGTTTAAACAGTCTTGATTTTAATTGTTGACTGCATATTGGGAACCGGTTATTAAGCACCAAGTGCTGCTCTCTTGATACATCAATGGGTGTTCTTCCATCACAAAGCTGTATAATTTCAATGTCCGGATAATGCTTGCTTAGATAACCAAATACATCATTGTTAAATCTATATAGGTCTTCATCTTCAAATTTTGTATCCATAAATACAACTTTGATTTGGTCCATAGGAAACATTTTTACAACTCGTTTTAATACACAGAAGCTGCCAATTCCACCGCTAAAACTAACTATTTGAAACATCATCCCTAACCTCTATTTCTTCTTTGACTAAATTGCTTCTGCCTTCTTTTAGCTTTCTTTTGTGGTAGCGCAACCTTTCTTTTAGTTTTACTGGGACATTCCTGATTAGGATTAAAGAAACTATATGGCAAGCATTCAAACGGAAAAATTAGTTTAGGCTCCATAGTTCACTTTATCCTTTCCACCTTCAACAAACTTCACTCCCCTTCCTTCGTTCACCTCTATTGCTATTCCGGCTTTATTGAATATGTGTGAAGCCTGTCCAACTGTCATGGTCCTTAAAACTGGACTAATTGTTCTTTCACATGTAGTTGGTTCAAATACTCTTGCCATAACTATCCTCCAATATATATACGTCTGCTATCTGCTTACCAAATGCCTCTGCATCAAAATGATTATCAAAGTAAATGTCAATAATTTTGTCATCATATTTTTCTTCAATCCATTGTGCAGTCCTGTCTTGGACTATGTATTCTTGGTCATTTATAAGCAACCTTGTTCCAAACGGCAAAGGAGATGCAACAGAAACTCCTTCTTGAAGTTCTATCCCGGCTGCTCCGTACACAATTCCGTTTGGCCTATTTAAAGCCCATTCACCACAACATACTTCACATCCGCAATATGCTGTTACAGTATAATCGCCGGCATTAATTTCTTTATATGATTGGTCTTCAACTATGTAATTGCTGATAATGTCATCCTGCATATTTAAAAGCATGTCCTGTATTTGAATCTGTAGATCCTTATCTTTTAACTGAGCAACTTGGCTCTTATTTTGATACTCTAATTCCTTAATACTTTCTTCCAATGCTTCCACTTCAAAGCCACTTATAATCAGTGCAATGAAGCAAATTATCAGACAAACCAGAAATACTAATCTTTCTATTTTCAGTTTTTTCACTTAAAATTCTCCTTCCTTTTTTACAAATTTTTACTTTTGTGTTATAATTAACCTCAAAGGAGGTGATTATATGGATAGACCATCAATTAAAAAATTTCTGATAACAAGAATGTGTGCTATTCCCAATGTTGAAGGATTAGAAAATAATGATATTAATTTTCTAACACCAGCCGGAATAATTTCAGGAAAAATATATGAATATTCCGATGAAGATGACACTAAGAAGACAAGTGATATACTTGCACATGTTACAGAAGATTTTACTACTGAGTATAAAGAGACATATGAAGTTAAGTCTCCGTTACCCGAAAACGACGGATTTATAATGTTACAAGATGTTAAACTGCGTCATATTAGTACAAATATAATAATTAATTTGCCGCAATTAACTGTTTTTTATGACCAAATTACAGGTATTTTCTTAGGAAATCTCTCTATCGATGCATAATTTAACTTCTATTTCTTTGGGCTCTAAAATACTGCGAATATCTTGGAGCTCTTTTTTTATTTCCTGAAGTACAATTAATATTTTTTCTTCCATTTTCTCACCTCCTTAGTTCTAAATTTTCTCTACATGCATATATTGGTAGGTTAAGGGATTGTCTAATATAATGATTTTTATAAAGAGCTTTGGGCTCTTCTTTGTCTTTAGAAAATTAGAGTACATTTGCATTGCTTATGTACTTATATAATTCCATTACTACCGAATTATCTTTGCTATCCAATATTGGTTTTCCGTTTTTGGTTCATCTTTTTATTGATTTCTTCTTTTTTATCATCCGGCAGATTGTCCCACGCCCTCGATATTATTTCGCTAAATCTTTCATTTTGCTCTGATGTTAATCTTTTAGTACCGTGATGATGAACTATGACTCTTCCATCAGGTGATGTATAAGTGTGTTCAAATACTTCTCCATCTTTATCTACAAACATATTTTTCACCTCAATACAATTTATTCAATACTGGTTGTACAATAGACCACAAGTTGTGTTAGCATTTAAAACGCCACATAACTTACTTGCGTTTACGTAAGTTGTTCGGCGAAAAAAATTTCATTTATGTTTGTGATATTAAGATTAAGTAGATTACTTATTTCTTGGATTTCTTTTCTAGTAAAATCACTTTCTCCATTCATTTTACGGTGTAATGTTGCTGGGTTTATACCTATTTCTTTTGCAAGAGTTTCCAAAGTAAAGCCCGCCTTTATTACATTTGCTCTAAATTCTGCCTTATTAAACACTCATCATTCACTTCCTTTCTTGCGTTTACGTAAGTTTATATTAACACAAGGTTTTTTATGTGTCAATACTTATTCGCAAGTTTTTTTATAAAACCTTAATCTTTTTCTTGCATTAATGCAAGATACGGTTTATAATAAACGCATAAGTCATATTAGAGGTGAGAAAGTGAGTATAGAAGATATAAAAGGGATTTTAAAAAATCGTCGTATCGAATTAGGACTAACTATGGCAGACGTAGCAAAGGCTGTTGGAGTAAGTGAAGCTACGGTATCGAGATGGGAATCAGGAAATATAGCTAACATGAAAAGAAGTCGAATAGCAGCGTTAGCTAAAGTTTTAAAAATTTCACCAGCAGTTATCATGGGATATGAAAGTGGTATATTGAATTATTTACCAGTAGATCTTTTGGAGCATTTTAAGGAGCAGGGCACTCCTGAGTTAGAAATAGTCAAAGCTTATTTAGAAATTTTACAAAATAAAAATTCAGAACTTGAAACGAACAAACAACAAATCTTGTCTCCTGAAATGACTTTTGGAAATAAATTAAATAAAGCTCGTAAGATAAAACGACTCACGCAAAAACAGCTTGCAGAAAAAATTGGAGCAAAACACAATTCAATTAGCGATTGGGAAAATGACAAGAACAAGCCTGACCCTGACACAATAGAATTAATATGTGATGCTCTTGACATATCAGCAAATTATTTGTTAGGAACAGGCGATCCTCAAAGCCTGCTTTCTCCTGAAGCTCTTGAGATAGCTCAAGCTTACGAAAATGCACCACTTAAAACAAAGAAATTAATTAAATTAGCACTAGACTTAAACGGTATAAAAGAATCGAATATTACATCCCTTCCAAAGGAAAAGGAGATTCCAGAGCATTTAGAAACTGTTGCAGCTCATCTTGATGGGGATCTAACAGAGGAAGTAAAAAACTTTATAGATAAATTCTAATATCATTATATGTTTTTGCGTTATAGGGGGATTTATGACATACGAACAAATGATGCAGATTGTTGAAAACGAGAAAGTAGAATACCTAGAGACAACTTTTCCTGATGGATTAAAAGGACTATATAAAAATAGAAGAATTGGAATAAGTAAGAGTCTAAATAATACAGAAAAAAAGTGTACCCTCACAGAAGAGCTGGGGCATCATTTTACATCCGTTGGCGATATTACTAATCAAAACTGTGTCAATAATAGGAAACAAGAGCTGCGAGCTAGAATTTGGGCATATAATGAACAAGTGGGACTACTAGGTATCATTAATGCTTATGAAAATAGGTGTAAAAATTTATTAGAAATTGCTGAATTCTTAGATGTTACTGAAGAATTTCTATCGGATGCACTGAATTATTATAAGAATAAATACGGCATTTATGTCAAAATAGATAATTATATATTATATTTTTCACCTAATTTATATGTAATGAAATATCTTAAGTAAAGGAATGAAACCATGGATTTAAGTGAATTAAGAGTTTGTATGTATCTTAGAAAATCAAGAGAAGATCGTGACAGTCCTCACGATGAACCTATTGAAGTAACACTTGAAAGACACCAAAAAATATTATTAGCATTTGCTAAAGAAAATAAAATTAATATTGCAAGTATAAAAAAGGAAGTTGTGTCAGGTGATAGTTTGTCGAAAAGACCTCAAATCCTTGAAATGCTTGAAGAGATAGAAGATGGATTATATGATGCTGTCCTGGTTGTAGATTTCGACCGTCTTGGTAGAGGCGACATGTTGGACCAGGGTATAATATTAAATACCTTCAAAAGAAATGAGATTAAAATAATTACTCCTGATAAAATATATGATCTCAATGATGATATGGATGAGGAAATGGCTGATTTCAATGCTTTTTTTGCGCGAAAAGAACTTAAAATGATAAAGAAGAGATTAAATCGTGGTAGAATGAAGAGTGTTGAAGAAGGTAGCTATATTGGAGGCTGTCCACCCTACGGATATGATTATAATAAGTTAACTAAAATGCTTGAAGTTAATAAAGATGAATCAGAAATTGTTGAGCTGATATTTGATTTATATGTAAATCAAGATATGGGTGATATGAAAATAGCTGATATTATGAGAGAACGCGGTATTAAGACTAAACTTGATAAAACATGGGATAAAACTACTGTCCGGAAAATAATTAAAAACCCCATCTATATAGGCAATACTAGATGGAAAGATGCGCAAAATAAAGGGAAACATGAAGCTATATTAGATGTAGAACTATATAATAAGGCTCAAGATTTAACAAAGGAAAGATATATCCCTAGAGTAACAAACAGCCACAAAACACGCAATCCGTTGTCTGGTCTTATTAAATGTACTTGTGGCAGAACAATGTCTTTGAGGGCATCTAAGGTTCAGCCTGATACTGTACGCTGCCCTATAAAATGTGGAAATATGGGAACCACTGTTGATATAATAGAAAAAAGATTAATAGAAATTCTTCATGTTCAATTGCAAGAAATATATTCTGACTTACAGTATAAAAGACCTTCCTCTAATAAAAAGAATAAATACTCTGCTTTAATAACATCAAATGAAAAAGAGTTAAACAAAGCAATTGAACAGAAAAATAAATTATTCGACTTGCTTGAACAAGGAATATATGATAATAAAACTTTTTTAGAAAGAATGAATTTCTTAACCGAAAAAATGTCACTTATACAAAATACCCTTGCTGATATCGAAAAGGAACAGAATGACTTTAAGTTATTAGTAACCAAAGCAGACAATATCCCGCGAATAGAAAACTTTATAGATTTTATTCAAAATATATATTGGGATAGTAATCCAGAAGATAAGAATAAATTCTTACACGAAGCTATTAAGTATGCAAATTATTCAAAGACAGAAAAAGGGATAGACCTATTCAAATTAGAAGTCATTCTAAATTTGTAACTTTCACAGGTAACATAGGAACGATTCTACAAGTTTATTCCTATGTTACCTTATTACAATGTAATTATGGCAGCTCTTTTAATTTTACATTTATAACATTTAAAATATCTGATTTAATATTTTGGTCTGTTACATACAATAGCTTCGGCATCACATCGAAATATTTTTTATATTTCCGGCTCAAATACAAATCTTCATACTTCATTATTTTTTTGCCAGCATTATTATTTGATAACTCCACCTCCAAAATCAAATACCCATCCTTACCCTTATTATTAATTTTAGCCAGTGCATCGGCTCTAACATCCTCAATATTGACCTCTCTTTTAAATTTCTCTATCTGATACCCTTGATTTTGAATCCATAGAAAAGACTTAGCTATATAGTTGCAGTGTTCTAATTGCATTGGCTTTCTTTTGACATAGTAAATATAATTACTATTAACATTACTTCTCCAACGCTTTATATAGCCATAGTCAGCTAATTTTTTTAGTCTTTCATTACATGTTCTTTTCCCGGTAAAATATAGTTTTTGTATTGTAACAGAGTCAGCAGGACAGAGCTGCAGGAAGTCAATAATCTTATTATCTCTATCCTGTAATATCATAGTAACTCAACCCTTACATCCGATTTAACGGCAACTTGCTCTTTTTTGAGCGGCTTTGGTCTTCTGTAAACAACGCTGTCTTTTATGTATTTTTTTACAATATTATGCTCTATAGTGTAACTGTATCCGTATTTTGTTAGGTTAGTTTTTACTATCATCTGCCTATCCTTGAGTCTAGTAGCTTCATCTGTACCCATGATTACTAAACTAGTTGGAGTATCCTGTATGCGCATCGATACTCTTGTTACTAGCTGAGATTTTATGTCACTTGGTATGCTATCGGCTGTGGGCTTTTGTAACGATGTGATTAAAAATACTCCGGAGCTGCGCCCAACGTTGACGATACTTTTAATATATTTAAGGCATGCTTGTTTTAGAGTCTTTTCTTCTTTATTATCGCCCCTACTAACATTTAAAAAGCTAAATTCGTCTATAACAACATAAGCATAGTTTAATTTTTTATCCAGATATCGCTTGTTATAGTCCTCGATGTTATAAATTCCTCTAAAGTTATCAATGAGCAGTTCCCGTCGATGTAACTCCTCGTCCAAGGCAACTAGACAATCAAGGACGTCCTCTAATGTCTTGCTAAAGGTTTTTACCTGTTTACAGTTTTTAAATACGCCTAAATCGTTTTTACGGACTTGCAATAAATGCAAATCAACATCATCATGCTTATTAATGAGTTGAGTCAATATAGCAAGCAGCGCCCTTGACTTACCTGTTCCTGTGTCGCCTCCGATTAGGACGTGGGGAAATTTATTCATATCCACTATTACATTTTCGCAGAACATTAGTTCGTTTGTTTTTAATGCTGACGGCATAAAGTCTATATATTCAACTTCTTTTAATTCTTCTAATGTAAATGTGTAATTGTTGTTATAAATTGCGTTTAAAGGCATTTTAAAGGCTGTACTTAATTCAGTTTCTTTTTTCTTAACATCTTCAAAACTTAATCCTGAAGGTATGCTGTAAATACTTTTATCTATTTTTTTAGGAGTAATTTTATCCTTATTTATCAACCCACAATTAGTAAATATTTTTTCTTCATTCCCGCGGATCATCTCATCAATATAGATTACTGATGAGAAACTACATCCTGCAGCTCCTGCTATTGTAAAAAATATTGGCATTGGTATAACAGCTGACAAGCTTATTAGTCCTGCTGATAATAAAAATGTTGTTAGCATAACTGCCTCCTACGACATACTCTTACCTGTAAGAGTACCCTAATATTGATATTGCTTACATTGGACAAATTGTTTTTATATTGCTTAATATAGTGATATTAAATAATATGAGATATGTAGTTAAATAATGCACGTCCGGCAAATAAAAATCGACAAGTGCTTGTACAATTTTGTGTTACGATGTTTGTGGAGGTGTTATACAAATGATAAGTTATAAAAAATTAAGATTATTATTAGTAGACAGAGAAATTACATGGCAAAAATTAATTGATGGCACTGGATTAAGTCCAGACATGGGAGTGAAATTAAGAAATGATAAATCAGTAAGTTTGTATACATTAGAAAAAGTATGTGATTTTTTAAATGTTGATATAGGTGAAGTCGTGTCATTCTCAACAGGTATAAACACTCGCACAACTAAATAGCTTTGCTTAAAACGCATTTAAAAGGCTAGTGTTTTTCTAAATTTATGATATTGTGTTTTTAGGTGATGATATGAAAATTTTAAATGAACCCATTAAGGTTATGGCCATATTTGAAAAGGGAAAAATAGAGCCAGTGAAGTTTTAGTACGAGGATGAGCAGGTCATTGTAGAAAAGATATTGAGAATTTATGAAGATAAGAATTTTGGAAACAATAACTTGATGTTTGTGTGCCAACATAAGGGAAGCTCTATTTACGAATCGAAATATGAAATTAAAAGTAATATCTGGTACATGTACAAAAAATAAATAAACCAGGCAAATTAAGCCTGGTTTATTAACAATCTTATCTAACAACGCAAACACTTAATTAGTAATTACCAATTCACTAAACCCTTTTTCTGCATTGCTATATCTCGAAGTCAAATTATTATTTCTTTTAATTTCTTCAATTTTGTAATCCTTGTATAACTCTCTTATCTCTGGGCAATCATTATATGATAATATAAATTTACCACAAATATTGTCTAATGCTTGCTTTAATCTTTCATGATCATCAATAGTGAAATCTACCTCTTTATAATAGTTTTCCGTACCATAGTATGGTGGATCTAAATAAAACAAAGTACCTTCTCTATCATATGTAGTAATAATTTTTTCAAAATCTCTGTTTTCTATTACAACTGATCTTAGCCGATTTTGTATATCTGAAAGATAATTGATATATTTTGATGTATCTTTTTTTACACATCCGTATGTACTTGCTTTACTTCCGTATGAAGTTTTAATTAACATAAAATATCTTGCAGCTCTTTGTATGTCTGTCATTCCTCTGGTCTTATATTGGGTTAAATAGTCTTGAAACATTTCCCTAGAATTTAGAAAATAATTTAATTCTCTTTGCAATTCTTCTCTATGATATTTTACACATCTAAATATATTTACCAGCTCTGAATTATAATCATTGTATACTTCAAAGTTTGCATGTCTATCTTTATAAAATAATACCCATGCTGCCCCGCCAAACACTTCTACATACCTGTCTATTTTGTTAGGAAATCTATTAACTATTTCTTTTCTTAATAGCTTTTTCCCTCCTATCCAACTTAAAAAACTGTCCATTTCATCACCTCAATATAATTATATCCTCTTGTTTTTATATTGAAAATAGCAAAAAGGTGTTTACTTCGAACATTTGTTCTGATATAATATAGTCATAGCTGACAATTCTGGAGGACATAATTTGAAGTATTTAACTAATGCTCAATTTGAAGTTATGAAGTGCATTGATAATTACACCAAAACTTACGGCTATCCTCCTACATATAGGGAGATAGCAACATTAACAAATAGAGATTCTGTAAGTACGATATATTGCCATATACAACTATTAATAAAAAAGAACTATCTTAAGATGCAAGAGCATAGCCCACGTACAATAAAAATAATAAGTAATTATGATGAGACTCATATTAAAAAACTTCATTAAAACAGACCAGGCATAATTACCTGGTCACTTTACTATTCTATCTAATAACGCAAATAGTTCTCCACGTGTCATGAAGTCTTCATATCTGGTATCTTTAATCACGATATCCTGGCTTTCTAAACTCAACTTATACTCTTCATCCCAGTGTAGCACTCGTTTCTAAAGTACTGTTTAGTTAAGAAATTAAAGTTTACACAAGTTATTTCATTGAAAAGTCAACAGGCATAAACGCTAGGCAGTCGAAATAACTTTCATTTAAATTTATTCAAAAGCTTCAAGAAATTCTAGTATCAGGTGATGATTATGAAAATAGTAAATGAGCCTATAAAGGTTTTGGCCATATTTAATAAAGACGGCAAAATCGAGCCGGTGAAACTCTGGTTTGAAGATCAGATTATAATGGTTCAAAGAATTTTAAAAACATACGAAGATAAGAACTTTGGATGCAATAACCTAATGTTTGTATGTCAGCATAACGGATGCAACATTTATGAATTGAAGTATGAAATCAAGAAAAATACTTGGTATCTATTTAAGTGGTAGATTTTAGCTTGTCAAACTTTTACAACACTGTTATAATGTAAAAGGTTGTCTTCCCCCGATAACCAATCCCCAATAAGCTGGAGTACTTTCTCCAGTTTTTATTATGTCACGCATATACAGTACAAGCATATAATAAAACAAAAGCCACTCGCAAAAGCGCTGGCTGAAATCCTTTGTGGATAAAGTTAAATTAAAAGGGCAGATACCTTCACTTTGTGTATGGTCTGCCCTATTAATTTAATGATTTATTTTTGGTTACTAATAATTTCTTCATATATATTATAAGCGACATCTTGAAAGCTTTTAATTATATCTTCTTGTCGGCTTAGCATTAAAGGGTGAGCCTTTTCTTTTTTTTCAGTATCATCATATTCATAGGTTTTACTAATATCAATTTTAATGTCATCATATTTAAAGTTGATTTCAATAATTACTTTAACTAATTCCGTTTTATGTTGATATTTATATCCCATAGTCGCTATTGAAAATTGATTTTTCAAACACTCTTGTACGAAAGAATTAGTTCTAATACTTGTACCATTAACAATAGCACTTGTTATACCCCTCAAATTTCCTAATGCTTGTTCATTTGATTCATCTTCGTCCAGGGTTACTTCTTCATCATCATTTGCTTCGTTTTTCTTTAATTCCATTTTAGTTACTGTTAAAAATGTCCATTCTTTAAAGTTGTGAAGGTTCAATTTATCAAAAAAATCTATTCGATTTTCATTAGTTAAGTTACCTAAATTTATACGGCGCATTTTCAGCTCATTATTCTCAATTAAAACTTCATTTAAAAATTTATTTACATCTTTCATTTCATTTGAAGATGCTTGTCTTATATCAAAGATAGCTTTATTTTCACTTATTTTTTTCACAAAGATATCAACGTATTTATCTTGAATAGACATTAATTCATTCTTACCTATTTTGCTTTTCGGGTATTTTAATCTCATACTTAAATTATTATTATCTCTACACATTGAGTCAAAAGAATATTGCTTTTTCATATAGTTAGACATTGTAAAAGCAGATTCAACAGTATCAATAATTTCGTTCTCTGATTTACAATTTATCTCTATTAATGATGATTTAATATAGTTGTTAGAATCATCTATAGAATCTTTAAATTCTGACATATCCAATATTCCCCATAAAATCGGATACATTTGTTCAGCTACAATATTTGAACTAGTAGAAGTTAGTAATACACCTCTTTTTTTCAACACACTTTTAACTTTATAGAGTTTTAAATTACCTTCGTCAACAATTCTTTTTAACTCTTTGTTATCAACATATTTTGTTATCATATAATTTATACCCCACTATTGGTTTTCTACAACCGCTAAATCTCTGTTTTGCAGAAATTTTACATTAATATTTTTTAAAATATCAGGCTCTATACTTTTTTCATATGTTTTTAGTATATTCATAAAATCTTCTTTAACCATGGTAGTATCTATACTGCTTTCTGGAAAAAAGCATATATCATACTCCTTATAATTATTTTCAGATTGGTAAAACCTACAAATACTCCACAGATAATTGAAGCTTTCTCTACAGATTTTATCAAAGCAAAATATTACCATTTTCCTTCTTGTACGTATTACCTTCTCATCCCCTTCAATACTCTCCTTCTTATACTCATACTCACAGAAAATATATTTAGAATAAAGATGGTTTATGCTTAAGCATTTGTTTTTAACTGGTCTAGAATTATTAATACTTAAATATATATATTGTAAGTTTCTATTATAATCAGTGGCATTAATATTATCTATAGCCCACCATTTGTTTATCATGTCATTTCCAGCAATAAATACCTTTATCGGCATTCTTTTATTTTTATAAGTAACATTTTCAATGTAATTGTAAAATTTAGTTTTATTAAATTTACCATCATTAGTATTTATTAGGAGCAGGCCACAATGCTTATCGCTATTTTCTGCATAATACCCATTTAATTCTTGATCATAAATAGCACATTCCATCGTGTTAATTAATTCATCTATCCATTCTTCAATATTAGAACTATTTATAGACACCCATTGTCTATTTTTACATTCAATAAATACACCTTGTACCTTATTTATATAAGGATCTTCGTATTCAAGATAAATGTCTACCCCATGTGTCTTTTTATCCTTATCACCTTTACTCTTATGAGCACTTCTGACACAATTTATTTGTTTATCCTTCATTTTTAATTTCCAATTAAACAAACCAAACAAATTCCATCCAAATGATTCAAGTTTTTTGCCTATTTTTGGCGCGTTTTCTCCCATTATTATTCCCTCCTTGATGCAATTAGTAAATCCTTTACAAATGCTGATGCTTTTTCTGACAATTGCTCTCGATTTTTATAAATTACAATAGAACCTGATTGGTAAATACTAATTGAAACATTGTCACTATCAGGACCTAAAATTACAGTAACTTTAGAGATTTTATCAATATATTTGTTTAAAATTTCAAATGGATTAGAGTATAATGCAAGATTAATAGTACATGTAGCAACTAAATCAGTTTCAAATATAATGTCATCAATTTTTGTATTACACACAATTATGTTCTTTTCTTCTTCTAGAAATTTTAAACACTTTTTAAAAATTATATCATTTGGTTCTAAAATTATTTTATTCTGAAATATTAATGAAAATGCTGCTGTTATTCTTAATGCTGTTTTTTTACTTCCCCATATATAAAGAATACTATTAAGTAAATCTATATTGAATTTTGTGACAATAGTACTAGATACATTAACTAACTTAAAAGTATTTGTATCATAATCGAAAACATTTTCCCTATAATTATTTAAATATATATAAGCGCCCTCGACTTGATTTTGATTATAAAAATCAATTATAAATTTCTCGTCTTGTTGAAAATACTCTTCGATCTTTGAAACTATTGTATCTATTGGTTTAATCTGCAAAAGCTTAAATTTGTACATTAAAATACTTTGAGCAGCCATATTTTCACCTACATTCATATTATATATCCCCTCCAATTATATGACAATATTTTACAATTTACAACTACTATTTATATACTCTTATAAATCTATTAATGGAAATAAAAAAAAGACCAGGCAAATATACCTGGTTACTTTACAATTCTATCTAATAATGCAAACACTTCTCCACGCGTCATGAAGTCATCATATCTTGTGTCGTTAATCACAATTCCCTTGCCATCCAAACTCAACTTATGCTCTTCAGCCCAATGTGGTTTGATGAAATAATTAATAGGGTTAATACACATCAGAAACTGACCTTTATAATTTCCTTTAGTCCAAAAGTAAGGATTTGAATATCCACAGTTTCTTAATTCAAAATGTAGATGCGTAGCAGTAGACTCTCCAGTATTCCCCATATGACCAATTACTTGTCCAGCTTTTACATTCTCACCAACCTTGATTTCAAGATTCTGTAAGTGGGCATACAATGTGCAATAATCATCATGCTCTATAATTATGTAATTACCATAACCAACATTGATATTTCCGCTATCAACTTTTGATATTCTTACTGTTCCATCTGCTACAGCATAAAGTTCGTCACCTTCTACTCCAGGTTCGTTAGCCCCAAAGTCTATTCCGCTATGAAATTGCATGCCTGCAAATTCTCTCTTGCCGAATTCTGATGTTATACGTTGATTGCTGGTAGGGTTGACCTTGAATTTAATCACTTGTATCACCACCACCTATAATTGCATCCCCAGCATTATCAATCTTTTCTTTAGCAATTCCTAGTATTTTCACAATAAATGGTGGCAATTCTATCCCGGCATGCTGCAGATTTTCTGCATTAGAAATTAATTCTCTAACAAGGATGTAAGCCATGGCTAGTGCTGTAACTATTATTTTGCTTACAATATTTATACCTATTAAATTAGCCATTACAGATAAAGCTATGTCTACCATTAAAGCCAAAACAATAAGCATGCACATTCCTATTTTTTTATATATACCAATTAATACTTTCTTACTTTCTGGTCGTTCATCTGGTCTTACAGCTGCAGCGTAAATTCTAGTGAATAGATCCGCGAGCATAGCGACCAAAGTGATAATTAACAAAGGTGTAAAAGTTCCGAATATATTTGCTAAGAAAGCATATATTACGGCAATTACACCTACTAAAGTAGTCTTTATTTCGTTAAAGTTGTCTCCCATTATATTCTCCCTTCTAATTTTAACTGATTATATCTTGCTTGAGCGTATTGTTCTCTTGTTAGTGGTTCACTAGGTCTAAAGGTACCATCCTCAAATCCTTTTAATTCACCACGTGCAACCAAACAATCAATCGCTTCTTTACTCCATCTAGTGTCTTCAACATCTTTAAATTGTGGCATTTCCTCACCTCTCAGTTTTTCTAAAATTTCTAATTTATCTGTCAATGGTAATACCGGTATTCCCCAGCCGAAATAATTATCATCGCCAGGTTCACCTAAATCTACACAACAATATTTTAAGACCTCCATACATTCTTCCTGGTTAAAGTCCCCATATCGTTGTAATAGTAATACCGTTATAGCTGCCAATGCCGGACTTGCTGCGCTTGTCCCTGTTCCACGTGCCATGAAACACATAAAGTCAAGTTCTTCACCAATTGCACTATAGTACATTCTTTCGACTGTGCCATTTTCTTTTAACCTAGCAGCTCCAACAGCAATAGCTGTATCATCTTTTGCATATACACCTGTTACACCTTCTACTCCTTCGTTTCCTGCAGAACAGAAAAAAATAACACCCTTACGTTTTTGGATGTCTTTCAAGTAATTAAGAAATGCAGATGAAGATGAGCCGGAATATGATCTTGAAACAATTTTGATATTATATTTATCAATAGCTTTTTCAAAGTCAAGTTTTTCTCCGTTAATAGTTACAGTTGCTTCTAGCACCTTATCTCCGCTGGTTCTTGCTGATATCAAGCTTTCCAGCAGCGTAACTTCTGGGGCAAAGTCTCTTATGACTTTTGATGTCATCTCTCTATGATCTCCTATAGATTCAGCGTTTAATATTGTGATTCCATTACCTTTAAAGCCATGCTCATGATATTTTTTTATATTTAAAAATTCAATTTGCCTCGCAAAATCATTTTCAAGTAGTTCCACATATGTTGCCATTTTACACCTCCAACTCTGTTCTAAGTTCTTGTTTTTCATCCTCAGGCAATTTTACATACGAAGCTAAAATATCCTCCAGCAGCTCACCTCTTTCCATCTTTATTTTTATACCTGCTATCAATATTTTCTTTTGAATTTTGGTCATTAAATAGCACCCCCAATTAAATCTGCTTGTAACTCTACAAGTAAATTAATACTTTCTGCTATTTCTACAAGCTTTTGTTCCTCTACTGATAAAGGTGTTTCAATTACCACTTCACCAACATTCACAATTTTATTCTCTATATATTGGTATCTATATTTGTTCATGTGTTGGGTAAGTAATAAATAATCTTCCTGAGATATCTCAATACCACCTGACATTTGAGTCTCATTGCTTGTCTCAAGTAGATATAAAACATTGTTGTTCATATCTAAAAACATATAGTATTTCATACTAGTAACCTCCTATTAATAAAATTCAATAACTTCTAAGTAGTCTACCCATGAAGAATGTGACCTCCACACAGTCAATGTCGTTGCAGCAGTAACCTTTCCTACTGTACTGTATAAAATACTACCATGGTGTGCTGACATTTGTAATACAATGCATTTTTCAGGGTCTACAGATGAAATCGTAACAGTTGCATTATAAGCCACGCTCGAACCAATAGTGACTCTCTGTTTTGATTTTATTACACCATATTCAAATTCTATTATTATAGCCATTCCATATGCAGGTGTACCACTAACAGTTAAAGTTGTTGAATTTGTTAAGGTTATGTTCCACTCATCATTATTTTGTTGGTTGTACTCCTGATAAATTATTATGGTATTATTAGGTACAACACCTGTAATTGTCTTTGCCCCAGCACTTTGTATTATCATGGTTTGAATGCTCTTAATGCCTGTATATGTACCCACAACATTAAATATATTTTTGTTTGCAGCAATATTAGCAGCAATTAAATCAGCATCACCAGCAATAGTTTGAATCCCACTCAAATATTGCCCTGCGGATATTGTCTGATTTGTTGTTCCTGGAGTATATGTCTGAGCTCCTTTGCTTGGTATCGTACCAGTTACAAGAACCCCATTAACATAAGCCTTAGCACCAGCTAACATTTGAGCCGCTGTTGCTGTAGCATCAGAAGTGAAAGTTCCTAAGATGCCTCCGACAGTAACTCCTGCTTTAATTACCCCTGCAGCAAGATTAGTTATAACAGCTTTTATTTTTCTAAGTCCGGAATGAGATCCTTGTGCTATGGTGTATTCCTGATTATGATTTGTAAGATTTACTGTTTCAGCCACAGCTGGTCCGTTATTTGGCATGGTACCTTCAATCAAACCGCTTTCAGTTCCTATTGTATAATTGTCTAAGACATGTTGGGCTTGGGCTGTTCCGTATTCACCTCCCTCACCCAATAACTGAAAATTTAGGCCATTATAAACAAGGTTGCATATTTGTCCTGCTTTAATATTTCCACTAGTTAAAGCACTACCATTGCCCTTTAAAATTTGTTTAGCTCCAAAATTATTAATATTTAGAGTACTTGCTCCAGTGTTTGCATTTGTAAATTTAATTTTAACTCCAAAACCTTCTGTTAATGCTGTTATACCTTCAATTGAAGCAATATAAGTATTTGTTCCGCTTGCTACTGCGTATGCTCCCAAAGAGATAATACGTTCCCTGATATCTGCGTGTGATTCGGCATTTGTATCATGTGTTGCAACTTCATTTTGAGTAAATTCCATTGTGGCGTACATACTGTAATCAATATTTGCTGTAAGACTAGTGGCATTACCAACAGTTGCAATTATATTCAATTCTCTTTCAAGAATTGTGCTGCCTCCACCTTCAGGAATATGTTCTGCATTTGCTCCGGCATTCCCATAACAATAAAGAATTTCCCCCAAATCAGGATCCATTGCGAATAAACCTATTTCTCGCAAATAGAAAGCCGGAAGACCTGAGTTATTAAATACTCCTCCGACTATTGCAGTTCCATTACTAGTTGGTTTTAATTTAGTAATGTTCATACTGTGAATCTGATTTAATAAAGCAGAATAAGCATCTGATGAAGCACCACCGTTATCACCATCACCTATTGCTATTCTAGTAAAATTTAAAGCAGCTCCTATCTGAGCCTTTGCATGAAGATTTCTACCTTTAGTTGTAAATTTAATATTATTAAAACTCACACATATCACCCCACTTGTTGTAATGTCATAGAATCACCAATATGTAAGGCGAATCCATTTATTAAGTTGTAATTTTCGACCATGTTTACAACGACTTCATCTAATACAGCACTCTTCCTTTTAATTAACGCTATAGCTCTGTAAAATTGTTCAACCATTGCAGCTGTAGCATCTGTATTTGATGTGTATATTTTAAAATGACCTGGTGTTCCTGAATAGTTAAACCATTCAACTACTTCACCATCTCCAAAGTAGTCTGCCACAACTCTTTCCACAGAATAAGCAGTTCCTAAATATGTAAACACTTCATCAGCATTCTTGATTATCTCCCTTTTGATTTCAATAGTTGCTTGAGAGTCATACCAGAAAATATTCTCTGAGATAGCAATCTCATCTAAAATTTCCTCTGATAATGTGTCAATGTTATACATTATTAAGCATTTGCTAGGATCTATTTTGTTTAGTTCGGCATTTAATGTTTTGCATAGTGCAATTGTAGTTTCATCAGTTCTCATATAGGATGTCTGAATCTTTAATAAATCAATTTCTTTTAATTTCATCATATTCACCTACTTAAGACCGCCGTATGTTATTGTTGTTATTCCTACTTTTGCTACTTCCGTATCGCTTAAAATGGTAAATGCCGGATATGTTAAATCTACAATGCTTGCACCTGCATTGAACATTAGTTTCCTTAATTCATCCGGATTAATATCTCTTCCAATTTTTGTTCCTTGCCACTTTTTATATTCCTCAACTGCATTATTCACAGCTGAAGTTATATTAGATACTTCGGATGCTTTGTCAGGACTAATATAATATGTTGCTGTAATATTATAATTTACAACAGTAGGAGCACTTGCAGTTACATGATCTGTTAAAGGCCTTACTTTTTTAGGCGAACATGCAGCTAAAACCTTATCTAATATATCTTGGGTTGGAAGTTCTCCATCATTCATCAATACTGTAATAAGTATTTCATTAGCGCTTGGTGAAGTTACCGAAACATCCTCTATGTTTGGATCAGCTGATTCAGCATAATATATATATCCTAGCTCATGACCTGCCGTTGATATTTTAGCTTTTGCTAATCTTATTCTTAATCTGTAACCACTCCACACATCAATCCCATTATCATCTAATTCCCTCTCGCTTCCACCACTACTAGTTATTGTGTTAGATACTGAAGAAACAAATGCTATAGGTTCTGTAAGAGTATTTATTTGACCAGCTATTAAATCATTATGCTTTGTTCCTGCTACAGTTGCAGTGCACGCAATGTCTTTATATGTATTTCCTGGATATATGATATTTTCAGCTGTAGTCTCAAAAAACAATAAACCATCTGGTGTGACTTTCGTTCCAGATGGAATTACTATATTTTCAGACCTTACAGATGAAAGTGTAAATCTTATAGTTACAGTAGCTTTCTGTGCTTCTAATCTTGCTGTATCTCTATCTTCGCCGATTGCATCAAGTATTTCTCCCTTAGCAAATCTTAAAAGGTTTTGTTTAGCACTTTCATTAATTGCATTATATAATGAAACAATCACAGCTGTTTCCTGTTCTAAAAATATCCTTCTTTCATCGCCAGGGTATAATACCTTCTTTAATGCATTTTGAAAATTAATTATAATGTCATCATATATTTTTTTAGGATCTGTCTCTACAAAATTAATTGTCAAATCTCCACCACCACCTCAAAATTAATTTGACCGTAAGCATCTATATTTGTTGGAATAACTCTTGTAAGTCTTACTCCAGGTTCATAAGTTTCAATTATCCTATATATTTCAGCTGTATATAAAGGTATTGAGTCTAAAGCAGGCTTATCCAATATTTCCGGATTTAAACCTTTTGTTCTGTCATATGCAACTTCATATCGAAAAGTATTTATTAAATTAGCAATGTTTTGTAACTTTCTTTCAGCTCCAGTTGCATTCCAGTCTATATTAACGTTATTTGTATTAATAACATATTGCATTATTAACCTCCTAACTGAGTCCTGGCAAAATCTATAACAGGACTTTTATACGTTCTATAATCTCTGGAAGCCTTTGACTCAATTTTCAATGCAGCTTTGTCTTTTGGTTTTAATACTTCATAAACTGAGCTGGTGCTTGGTGCATTACTTGGACTTGAAGATGTTGCAATCGGGCCTGTGCTATTTGTCTCTGCAGCTGGTGTTCCTTCTGCTACAAACTCTTCAAATTCAAGATAAAGCGTTGTAGTTAGCCAATTACCTGCGTTATCATATTTATTGTTTATAGGCTGTACTTTAGTTAATAAGTATTTTGTATTGTTTAGTGGTTTGCCTTTTATTAAAAATGGCCATGGTATTTGTTTTTTTAATTCATCCATCCATTGATTATACTGTATTTCCGGTGTCGTCCCAAAATTAGAATCTATAGTAACTTTTAATGTTAATGTATCTAAATTGATTCCTTTTTTATATGTGCTTGGTTTTTTCCCTTCGTTGTCCAATTTTTCTGTATTAATAGATGATGTCATTTCAAGGTCGTCAAAGCTTATTATTTTTTCTAAGCTGACAGTAAATCCCTTATTTCCCCATGTAGCAATGTACATAAAATCACCTGCCTTAAATTTTAGCTATTACAGCACCTTGAGTTTGCTGAGTATTAAAGAATGCTATAACGACATTATCATCAATGTTCAGGGTTTCATAATCAATGTGTGTTGCAATAGGCAATAGCCCTGTTTCATAATTTAAATCTTTAATTAAGACTCTGCATTTGCCATTGCTTTTACTTGTTACTATTCCTTGTTTAGTCATTAATAGCCCTCCACAACACCTCTTAACTTTAGTTCAGTTATATTATTGACAAGCATATGTTTTGCCTGATAAATAAAGTATCTGCCATCAGCAAGACCAAAATTCTTGACTTCAACAGTGTTCCCAGCTGTAATGTTAGTATCTAAATTCTTCTGAAATACCAATGTTCTTTCAAACTTATTCTTGTTTCTTAGAAAGTTTCTTGCAAATCTTTGAGCCTCAGCTAAATCATTAATCATTATATCTCTAACATTTAGTATAGGTCCTACAACTCCCGGTGCCGTGAAAGTATAATTTATATTTCCATCCAGTACATTACAACCACTATATACTTCATCTGACTTATCTTTATATTCAAAGTCTCCATCTTTAACCTCTGATGAATCAATAACAATGCCACTTGAAATGCTTTCCATGTATTTTTCATTGTAAACAATTAATTCGTTATTTAACAATTTAAGTACATACCCTTCCATAGCACAGCATTGACAAAGAAAAGCAAAATCAGACTGGTTTATTTGATTTAGCTTTGAATATAAATAATTCTCAGTACTGTATGTTTTTAATGTTAGCCCATGCTTTGAAGCAAATTCATTGAGCAATTCATTAAGCCTAATATTTTCCCATGTTTTAGTGTATGTTTGTTTGTCTTGCTGCTTAATAGGAAGTGCTTTAAGTATTACCAATGCTTTTTTCTGAAGAATCTCATCAATAAACATGGTACCTGAAGTAAATCCATCTTGCTTTAGTTCTAATTTGTCATTTTTCTTAGGCTTCCATTCGCTCCATTCATTAACAGAATTATTAACATGTGCAATTATGTTATCAATATAAGTACCTGAATTTTCAATTATGTTAGCTTTATTTATATCAATGTTATTTGTAATGTCTTTACCTTCATATATGAAATTCATTATGTCACCTCTTCCATGGTGGCAATGTCTCAGCTGGATCTATATCGATAATTGGTATTATTAATTTCAATCCAGCTGGCAAGACAATCATGTCAATATGTTGGGGGTTAGCCTCCATAATTATATGAGATTTGAATTCATTATCATAAAAATTTAATGCCAATATATCAAAAGTATCACCGGCATCTGTGTCATATTCAATATAACTATCCAAGTACTAACCTCCCTTCATCATCTGGATCACCAAAATAATTTTTTACTATTTCTATTACTTCCCTTGCAGTTTCTCTAGCGTTATTGCTTTCGTAAATTTGAATGGTAAGATTACCTCTATTGCTATTTTTTGCAGACCTGTTATCTTCCTTAAGCCCCAGGATATTTGCAGTCTTAAATAACAAATCATAACTTCTTGGAGTTCTCTTTAATGGAATGGCCGCTTCAGGACCTGCTTCACCAAATATAGATGGTCTTGTAGCTATACCACCTCTCGCAAATAATGGTATAGTAGGAATATTAAATCCATATGTCATACCACCAATACTAGGTACCCAGTCTGGAACCTTAACTTGAAACTTATTTAATCCTGAAATAAGACTGTTATATCTATTAATGAAGAAATTCGCATATGCTGAAAAAGCCTTTTTAAGTCCATTAACCATAATGTTAAAATTTGTTGTTACCCTATCTTTCATACCTTCAAATGCATATGAAGCGTTGTCTCTTATGGAAGTACCCCAAACTTTCATCATATCAGCAAATTCTTTAGCACTTGCTTTAATTCCATCCCAGTTCTGATATAATGCAACTCCAGCTGCTACCAATCCACCTATAACTAATGCTGCTAAACCTATTGGATTGGTCAATCCTGCAATTGAAGCAGCAAAATTTATAGCTTTGATAGCTGTAAAATAACCAAATACTCCACCCAATAATGGTAAAATAACATCTCCATTATCAGCTAAGAACTTAAATCCATTGCCGGCCAACTCTAAACCTTTACCAACGCTTATTGCCATTGCATTAAAATCAGTACTTTTAAAGAATTCATTACCTTTTATCAAAGCTTTATTTAAATATGGCAAAAATGCTGATGCAATGGTTGCACTAGCTTGCTTTAAATTTGTGTCAAATAACCTTTGTTGGTTTGCGTATTCTCCGCTAGTTTTTGCGAAGTCTCCTTGCTGATCAGCAGTTGTCGCCATTAAATAGTTGTATCTTAAAAGTGCTTGTTCTGCTTGAGTCATGCTCTGGTATTGGGTTTTAATGCCTTTTGATAAAGCGAATGCTTCTAAATTTGCAACTGACATGTTGATACCAAGCTGTTTAAGTGGTTCTGTTTCACCGCTAATGCCGGATCTGATTTTTGTAAAAGCTTCTTCAATATCAAGATTGTAGAAAGAAGCTAAATCTCCAGATAATCCAGCCAAATCAGTTGATAATTTTACTAAATCCGCATCGGCAACTCCACTGCTTTTAAACATTGCTCCTAGTGTACCAGAAAACTGTTTTGCCTGTAATTCACTAAGTCCAAAATCTTCTAAAGCTGTTTTAGCAAACCTGTTTATTGCATTTGAATTATTTCTAAATGTTGTGTCAACAACGTTTTGAACCTCTATTAAACTGCTTGCCAGGTCAATGCTTTCTGAACCTAATTGTCTTATTTGACCTATTAAATATGAAACGCCATTTGCAGCTAAGCTTCCAACAAAACTACCTTTGATTATATCTGATAATCGACTAGCATGTTTTGTTGAATCTTTATAGTGTTCAGATAACTTTTTTGTTTGTCCAGTTGCCTTAAGCATGGCACTTTGTAAACTTGGATCTACCTTTCCGGCAAGTGTAATTAATGCTCTTAATTCTTTTTTTGTTGCCATATTAACCTCCTTTCAGAAGGTTTATTTGTTTTCTTTTCTTTTTTGAGCAACTTTTACTAAGCTGTCATAGAAATCTAAGAAATCTAAAATAGGAATGTTATAACAATATTCTGCACTTGTAGATGTATCAAGAGTTACTATTGCTATTCGTTCCTTTATGATTTCATCAAATTCTATTCCTCCGGTGATTCCGAATTCACGTAGAAAAAACTTCTAGCTAACCCTGACCCCTTTTGAGCATCTCTTGCGCTTAATCTCATTAAATCTGATGTATCAATAGATGAATCCGCTTTACTAACAGCTCCAGCAAACAAATAAAAATGGTAGTCATTATCTATTTCCTCTACAGATGGACTATTCCCGTCCATCTTCATTCTCTTGCCAACATCCAATTTATCTCGTGCAGTCATATTATCAAAATCATATTTTAATTCTTTAACTTCTTCACCATTAATCATTATAGGCTTAATTAACTTTAAAACATTTTTTTCTTTTTCCATAATATCCTCCTAAAAAATAAGAGCCCTCTTAAAGAGCAGCTCTTATTTCTGACATATAATCTTTTCCATTAACCTTGAATACATTAGCTAATTTATCAATCAGCAATGTTTCTCTGCCTTCAATCACTTGTCTATATCTCAAGACTTCAAATTCAGTGCTACCATCCATAGTGGTAGCTCTTTCCACTTTACCAGGATCATATTTTTTATTTATGCCTGTTATAAAAATCTTAGTTCCTTGTGGAATCATTGTGCCATCTGACTGCAACACATCCCTTAAAAACCTTAGTTCTAACCTCTGTGGACCCGGTTTAATTAATTCAACAGAGTTCTTATTAATCGATCTAGTATTAATTACAAAAACCATAGAGTTAAACTGTCCTGTCATTGGCATATCAATTGTTCCCATTATGCCGGCGCCCTTCATTTCTGCAGTAGCTTTCTCAATTGAAGGAAGTTGACATGAAACATGGTCACCAATCTCCATGCCGTCAGATAGTAATTTATCAGCAATTACGCTGCCTGAAATAACTGACATTATTCTTCACCTCCAAATAATACGTTTATACCTTGTGTTGTCCATGATATCTTAGCAGTTAAGGACTTACCAGGTGGAGTTGTTGTTGTTTCAATATTAAAATCAAAATCACCTTCCACAACATCAGTTATTGGATTATCAATTTCTGTAAAGGTAATTTCACCAAATAAGATTCTTCCCTGAGCTGCTAAATTATCAAACCACTCTTGGAAGTCGTTTAATATTGTGTCTACTAATGCCCTATTCATTGGCTTATCGACTAACGTACCGTATCTACTTTGGAAAGTATTTGCAACATAATAAATCATTCTTATGTTTGAATCAAATACATTCCTCTTGTCCATATCTTTACCATATTCATAATCACCGGTATGAGAGCCCCACAATATCCATCTGCCTCCCCAAAATGTCAATGTTCTAATCCCTTTGCTATTTAAGTCATTAGCTTGTGTTTGGTCAATTTCTATAACCGAACCATCTTTTAAGCACATCCCACTTATATCAACTGGTTTGTTTGAAGGTGTTTCATATGGTACATTATCATTTTGAAAATCTACCATTTGCATTGTAACTGTTGCCAAAGTTGAAATATGGAACTTTCTTACTCCTTTATAAGCCATCGGCCAACAAGGACTTTCCATAACACCGATGAACCCATTTGTATTTTTTGCAGTTTTAGCTGCAGTGATTGTTGTTGTAGTGTCACTGTCAATATCAGAATTTACCCATGCAAACCAATGTCCATTGAATTTTTGGCTCTTAGACTTTAATGCTGTATCTACATCCTCAATATGTGACCATCCTGGAGCTGCAAAGATTGTAGGTATCATGTTGAATGTCTGGTATATTAAATCAATTGCATCAATACCTGTTCTAATACCATTTGCATCAGTTCCGCCTATTATAGTTGTTCCAGTAACATTAGTCATATCTATTTCATCAAAGCTTAAATCCAAGCTGGCTCCAACGGTTGCAGTTAATGCTTTAACTATAACTTTTTCACCGTCAGTCGAATATTCAACTGTAAAATCAGTACCAATCGTTACTCCAACAGTAGTTGCTTCAACAGAATTCAATATCACTTTT